GCTCGACGTTGTCTGCGTAGGTGCCGTCAAAGTCGCCATCGTTCAACCGTCGCACGATGTCGGTCGCTGCATTTCGGTGCGTGTGAGCCGCCAAGGTGTCCGCCGATGTATTGAAGTAATTAATGGATAGCTTGTATCCGTTAAGTTTGACAATACCTGTCAGAGGTGAGTTATAGTGCGGTCTGATATAGACTTGCATAGAATAGTACGAACCGTTGCGCTCATCAACGTAGTATTCGCCAACGACGCCATATTTTCCACGCATCTCTCTACCTTGTGAAGCAACGACTATCACAAATTCATCGGTGTCGAACTCTGTGCGTCGACAGTAGAGAAACCGACCCCATAGTGGTACTATTTCTTCGTTCTCTTGGTGTCTGGTGATGAACTTGCGTGTCATATCAATCCCTCCCGATGTAAGAACCGCCAATACTTCGCCGTGGTCCACTTAACCCCAAGCGCTTCGCCAGCTTCTTTGTCATTCGATGTCGAATCCAATATAGCCCGCTGCTCCTCGGTAATGACGACGCGCACCTTTGGCGCTCGAATGTTCATAGTTGTACGTAGCATCCAAATGGTACGACCGCTGACGTCCAAAGCTTTGGCCACGCGTTCATTGCTAAATGTAGACCGTAGCAACACCATGACCGACTCGGTCAGTTTTACCGGGTCTTTGATGCGCTTGCCCACGTGGCGACGACGCATCACTTCCAAGGTTGAGTACGCAATACCGAAGCGCTTCGCCAGTTGTCGGTTCGTCGCTTTGCCTTCGAATGCGCGCAGCATCTCGCCGGTGACCGGATGATTCCGTATACTACGGTGTGAGTCTGGCACCAAGGTGCGACGCAGTTTGTAAACGGTCGCATAGTCGTAGCCGTATTCATCAGCGACACTTTTTGCTGATCGCGAAGCATCCCACAAAGCCGCCTCGAAGGCGGCTCCGTGTTTCTCGATGTATCGCTGTGCGGTTTCCATGGTGAACGTGTATTTCTGTCCCGCTCTCATAGGTGAATCGTCCTTGCAATGAACACCGCATCAATCTGGGCCCGCACGTCGTCGAAAGTCTTGCCTTGGTAAGTTTTGACGGTGCGGTCTTTTCGTCCGCCGGTGGTCTCGAGTGTGCCAATCCATACGCCATCCATACCCATGGCCACGCGTGCGCTGTAGCGCCTCTGTGCGGTCTCGTAACGCACGCGCCAAGCCATCCCGGTACAATGCCACTCTATCAACGGTACGCTCATCGTGTGGGCTCCTCGTGTTCTTTGTTCCGCTGCTGAATGACTGAACGAAGCTTGGCTTCTCGTAATAATAGTACTAAGTGTCGTTGTTCTTCGCGCTTGGTCAGGTAGGTCAAAAGCTTACGTCGTAGCGTCTCGATTTCTTCGCTTACCTGTTTGAGTTCGGTGTCAATAGTTGGTCGCGGTGTCACTGCGTGCCTCCTCAATAATGCTCAACATGTAGTGCGCATCGCAGACGCGGTTGGTGTAGTTCTCATCGCGTTCAATGAGAAACTCACACCCACACGTGGCGGTCACATAGACCGCTCCCACGTCGCGACGCTGCGTGATGAACTTGTACATGTCGTAATCGCGATACAAAACATTTTGGAGTACGGTCATCGATGCATTGCGCTCGGTCCCGGTGAACTTCAGCGTGTAACCACCGAGGCCCATCACTTGGAGCCATTCGAAGAATCTGTTACGCATCATTGCGCCTTTCTGAAGCGTCGCGCTTCGCGTGTCGTTGAATGCCAATAGCCGCCAGCTGGGTTGATGATGGTGCCGTGGTCGCTGCGCAGTACTGCGTAGGTGCGCGTACCGTACTCGATGTCGGCATAGTCGAGCATCCCGACGACGCGCTTCGCGAACTCTCTGTCGATGGCCACAATCATTTCGCAGGCGCTCAAGGTGCGGTCATTGTCGGCCCGATGGATGGCGAGGGTTATTCGCTCATGTATCGGTCTTCGCAGGTCGGTCAGTACGGACATGGTGATTGCCTTTCTGTATCTTCTCTCATCCGTCATTATTTTATATCATGCTATTGAATCAGTCAAGCGTCAACACAAAACTCGTCACGTGGTACAATGTTATCGGATGCGGAAGTCACTAAATACCACGTTCGCGTTCGCCTTGCTCGGTGACGACCGGCTTTGCATGTTACGAGTCTCGAGCTAACGGCACATGCAAAGTAAAAAGCAAACACAAAGCCCGACGCAAAGTGGTGCGTCGGGCTTCGTGTAATCGTATGAGCATTACCCGGACATCCCGGGAATGACTAAATTATACACCAACGCCACGCATTGCAGTGCGTGGCGTTGGTGCAGATGACCGTCACGGGAAAGGCACCGCTTCGGATGATTGATTATAGCACCGCGATGCAGTTCTGCCAAGAATAGGACACCGCGGTATTCGTATTATACCGGCTTTGCTGGCCACGTGGTGACGTTCCACACGAGCCCGTCGGTGATGTCGCGCAGTTGCTGGCGATACACTCGCCACGCGTCCACGGTGACCGCATCGAGTCCGACGTCGGGTAGCTGCGTATAGTCACAATCGACCAGCTTCGTATTCCGCACGGTGCGCAGTGCGTCCATTGCTTCGGTTTCGGTGTATGGACGATCTGTAAACGGCGTGCCTTCTACGATGTCGGCGTACTGTTCGCCGTATTCGTCCCAATACTCAATCGTTATATATTCAGGGTTGAAGATGCGGTAAAGAATCATAGCAACACCAAGTTGATAATAGGCGACTCGCCAGCGCTGTCTTCGGTAGTCACTTGGAGCGTATGCGTGCCCGTTGCGGTTTGGAGTCTCAGTTGAATTGCGTCGTCAACCTTGAAGAAGCGTGTAGCGGTCAATCGGAACTTTGTGTCCTTGCCGTCGCCGCTTCCCATCGTTGCGACCTCGACACCGTTGACGAGGATGTCGCCGACAACAGCGTCACGTGTAGACATCTTGCCGTTCAAAGTCAAAGAGTAGTAGCCCGACACCGGCACCGTTATCGTAGAGCCCGACCAAGCGACTGCGCATCCGGCATCGATGAGGTTTTGCCACGTGACCGTTACGCCAGCAGTCGTAATGCTGAGCGCCGATGTGCGTGTGAGCGTGATGTATACCATGTTGTCGCCGCGTTCCAACTGAACGAGCCGACCGTTGACCATTGCTGCCGTGTTAGGGGTTGGCGAGCTCAATTTTGACGTCCTCTCTACCGGTTGAATCTGCGCTTAATTGTACGCCAAAGATTTTACGCGTAAAGCTGTTCACCGAGTCTGGCGATACCGTTACTAAGTCACCGAGGAAGTAATCGCGACCGTATTGGAGTACAGACGATTGTAATACTTCGATAGTGTAGAGCTTTTGTTTACGTTGCTCTTGGCGCCATCGACGCTTCGCCAGTGCGGTCAGATGTGCGACGGTTTCGCTATCGCCGCCCTTGATGAGTACTTCGCGCAGTTCGTAGCCGGTCGGTGCTGGCGAAGGGAACGATCCGCGAAGCATCGCTTTGTCTTTGCCCTTACCCGTGGCGATGACGAAGGTTGGCGAAGTCATCGCATCGGTAGAGTATTCGAAGTTGCCAATGGTGCCGTTGGCTTGGCTCATGCGGACGACGCTTGTCCGGTCGGCTCCGAGCGTGTTTGCGTAGAAAAGCGTGTATTGCAACGTCGCAATATCAAAGCGAACCTCGAAGTCAATCGATGCCACGTCCGCGACCTTTTGCATGGTTATCAGTACGTTCTCACCCGAGCACGCCAGCGCAAAGCCGGTGCCCAGTCCGAGGTCGGCAACGTTGACCGCTCCGGTCAGTCGTCCGTCGGTCCATCGAGATAACGTCGTACTATATCGACGGCTAAGGTCAGCGGTCAAGTATGGTGGCGCTCCGTTGGCATTGGTGCCGATGTTGTAGTTCCATAACTGCGTGATGATTGACGATGCTGTCGTGTAAATGCTTGGCATAAAACACGAGACACCTTGTAGATTCGGATACCATGCCACGATGCGGTCTTGTAAGACACGCGTCGCATCGACGACGACAATCTCCATCATCGGATTGACGTTGTACATGCGACGCATCACACGCACCGCTCCGATGATTTCTTCGTATGCATTCATTCCGCCCGCTGCGTCGCTGCGTATCATGCGGACAATGTATTCAATGTCAATCTGTGCCGCCAACGTGGTGCGCAGATCGAGACGAAGGACGAGGACGCTTGGTGAGTTGACCTGATGACTAACCGAGTAATTCAGCGGGTCAATCATACCGACCGGTGTGCCGTCCGCTTCGTACAGTGTGAAGGTTGCTTGTGTTGCCATGCTACGCTCGTGCAATGGTGAATAGACAATCCGTTACCGATTGCGCCGCGGTCGTGATGGTGTTTGATGCCATGTTGACCGTGTCACCAGCGGCGAGGACTTGCATCCAAGTCGTACCCAAGTATGAGGTAGCGGCACCCGGCGTCATCATATGGCGTTGCACGGTGGTACTGTTGACCTTGAGTTGTGCCGTACGTGTTCCGGTCGATGCGGTGCCGTAGGTGATATTGGCTGCAATTGCATACAGACCCGCACGTCGGACCGTAACAATGCCGGTCGTTGTGTTTACTGAGAAAATCGAATCAGCAGACACGCTGCTCGATGAATATGCAGTGATGTCGTATGAAGTATTTACGTTGGTGAGAGTTGCGGTGCCGCCACTCAAATATGCGTAGGATTGGTATGGTAATTGTGTTGTCGTGCCGTACATCGTGTAGTCTGGGGTTATGCCCGACGCAGTGATTGCCGCGCCACTGACCTGTACGGTACCCAATTGCAAGTATGTACGACCGACAAGCTGGGCCGCGGTACACACTGCGACACGCACTGCGTAGGTCGTTACGGTTGTACCGCTGACACTCCTCGAGACGGTCAAAGCGCCAGCGGTGTCGTTGA